TGGAAAAGATGGTAATTTTGAAGAAGTTGCTTTAGGTGAGCTTCGAGTTAAATACAATACAGCTAGTCAAGGAACTGGATCTGTAAATAATATTATGGATGTTTACCCGTGGTTACAAAGTTATCTTGGAGCTTATATGCTTGGTGGAGCAGGTACTTTTCAAATGAGGGTAGTTAGAGGATAATGGCAGGTCAACTAGATTCAGTATTTAAAAATGTTGCTAAAAGTGTTGTTGCGACTTTAGGTGATTCTTTTAATCACACTATTACTTTTATAAAGAAAGGCGTACAAGAATATGACGTAGATAATGGTGAACTTATAAGCGTAAATACAACTTATTCAGATATTAAAATTCCACTTGAATTTATACAGTCTGAAGAAGAGGAAGGGCAAGAAATTAGAAGAGCAAAACTTTATATAACTCCAGATTTAATCGGTGATAATCAAATTACGTTCCAAGATAAAATAAAACTTACTTACGATGGGCAGTTAAGAACTGCACAAATTTACGACATAAACACTAAAAAAGGTAATCAAGTCTATCTTTACATTGTTATGGTGCGATTCTAATGGCTAGAAAAAAAAATTTAGTAAAAAGCGACCCTGCTGGTGATCTTGAAGCTCAACTTAATGCTGATTTTAATACTGTTATAAGAAAAGCCCATAAAAGTTTATCAACTAAAACTCATAGTCCTGTATATACAGGATTTTTTGCTTCAAGCTGGAAAGTACAGACAACTGGTGTTAGACCTAAAGACGATATTAGAAATTTCAATCCCTGGTCTACTATCAAAAAGAATAGTACTAAGTCAATTAATGGTAAATGGGTTAGTACAAGACCAACTAATCCAACTATACGAATAAGGTATCCAGTTACCAGAACATTTAATATTAAAAGACCTGTTTTTATTGGAAATAGAGCAACACACGCTATTTATGCTTTGGAAGGTGGTAAAGTTCAAAACTTTATACAAGGTCGTTTAGGTAGAATTATTAAAGACACTATGAAAGAAAAGAAAACAAAAGGTAGAATATTCTTAGAATCAAGACAGACACCTGGTTTTGGTAGGTCAGGTCCCCAGGCTGGTTCTACGGAGCTTAACTTATGAGTTTAAAAAATACCCGTGCTGCATTTGAAAAAGCGGTTACTGATGCCGTTTTAGATGATGACCCAACAATATCAATGGTTTATGACAACCTAAATTTCAACACTCCTGGGCAAGAGCAAAAATATGTAGTAATGAATGTAAATTATTCACAATCAACTATTCAACCTCATGGTGCAGCTTTAGATTATTACTCTGGAGTTATTCAATGTAATATTCATGTTCCTAAAAATGTTGGAACAAAGGTTTTAATAGAAATAGCAGAGAAAGTTATAGATGGATTAACTTCTGTAAATGCTTCTGATTATACTGATACTTTTTCTGTAAAACCTAGAGTACAAGATATGGTCGGACCAAATTTACTAGATATTGAAGAGAGAAGTCATTTCGTTGGTGTAATATCTTGCCAATTTTCAGCTAATGCCTAGTATAATAGAATAGCATTGTATTATTTATGACTAGAGCAGTTGAACTTTTAAAGAATAGTTTTGGTGTAAGCCAGCTATATCAACATGACGTAGTAAAAGATGGAACACTAATTTTAAGTGTTTACTGGCATCCTCTTACTATCGCTGAAAGAGAATCAATAACAAAAAAATCAGATGCTAACGATCCAAATGATTTTGCATTGGCTTTAATG